TTTAGATCTTTATATAAAGAAAAACAAAAAAAATGAAAATTAATTGACATTAACTAAACTAATCGTTAAGAAAATGAAAACCGTAAAGTCCAGTAGGCTTCGTTGGCCACGTCCTGTTCTTGTCGGCTTCAGACCTTCCATGGTAGTAGAAGTTCTGGTTGTAGCATGTCTCATAACTCGGCATGGTGAGGGTGTCGAGTCCTGAGGGCATGATAGTGCCTCGGTGTTTCATGAAGTCTCCGTACCACTGTGGGTCGGGTGTGATTCCTAGCTGAGTAGTTAAAAAATCAAACGCGTCTTTGCAAACTGCATAAACAACACGGCTGCATCCCATTGAAGCGCGAGCTATTCCGATGCACGCTGAAGCGGCTGCGGAAAGACTCTGCTCCCTTTCAGGGTAAAGCAGGTGTGCTAATAATTCAGCTTCTCCTCGGTATGCACATCCTTCTCTGTTTCGATAACTGAGAACTTCGACATCTGAGAGTGACTCTCCGATCGTCGTTTTCTCTGGCGAGAGGGTTGCGTTGAACCTTAGTTTGGCTGATTTGGCTAGCTTCTTGAGAAACTCCTCGTAGTCGGGGATCATCTCGGGGAAAGCGATTAAGCTATCGTCACCTTGAACAAGTGCGATAAAATGATCTCCCTCGATATTGATTCCGGCCTCTGATAGTATCGTGAGAAACATGATAATATCAAGGAATGAATCCATGAGTTGAGTTTGTTGGTATCCTGAAGCGATGCCATTGTACCTCCATTGGTACAGTTGTCCTGAAAATCCTCGAATTGGAGTGTGTTTGACCGAGTTGGTCATCCAGTCCCAAAGTCGTTGGACCTTCTTTTCAGAAGCTTTGGAGTCGGGGTACGATAATCTGATTCCCTCGGGGGGGTCAGTCGCATCCGTCGGCTCATAGCGTGAAAAATCGAACCACGAACGCCACATTTTGTGTACGTCATCGATTACCTCAAATAAGGCAAAACGATCAAATCCGGACCAGTCCGCTGAGAGGACCACGTTCGGGTTGTGTGGGGCGATCTTGCGCCATAGCTTCATCCATCCACCTCTAAACGTTTCGAATCCCCATAACATGGGTGAGTCGATCTTGCCGTTTAGGTATTCTTTCTGAAGGTTCCAGATGAACATATTTTCGACCATAAGCAAAAGCTTAGGTACGCCGAAAACCGCTCTGATTTTATCATCCTCGCTCTCTTTGACCAAGTGTGATCGTGAGTGCAGGGTGGTAAACCAGTATGGTTTAGGTGTTCCGTCTGAATTCCAGAAGCCAGGGCCTCCTTCTTTGATTTGATGAACTAACATTCTGTTAAGTTCAAAAATTTCATCGTAGAGGTTGTAGAAGGTGAGTTTTCCATCAACATCTTCTCCATCTGCTTGTCGTTGTCGAAGCTTGGTTTGCCACTTCTTGTGAATGGTAAACGGTGCCTCTGCTGAAACTTGTAGATTCCAGGGGTAGAATCTAAGGTCTGGAAATGAGATGGGGTGAAGTGTTCTTGATGGTCGGAATAACTTTTCCGTGACACGGAGGGCTCTTTCATAATGAAAGTCTCTCTTCAAGTCATGGTAAGGTACGTCCGTCCTTTGGAAGTCCTTCTCCGCAAAGTCGTCTCCTCCTTGTGATCTCCTGTATCCGTGGATAGCTTCATTAGCAAGCTCTGGTGAGCAATGTTTATAGATAGCCTTCTTGATGATGTTTTGGCGAGTCCGATGTTTGGCGAAGTTCCTTGGAAGTTCAACAATGTATTTCGGTTTCGTCCTAAAAGCACCAATCCTGAGTAGGTTTGTGGTAGACATATTGATTGTGATTTGTTCGATGTAGTCGCTCGAAAAGTACAAAATAGCGAAAGTAAAAGCGTG